TTCTGTGCAAGACTTAATTCGTTAGTACGGTGTAAAGGTACAACACATTTTAGTAAAAGTCAATAGGGGAAAACAACTATTTCTTACGCATAGTCCTCATAAGTTATCCAAACGTCCTCACCATCGGATAAAGCCTGGGCAATATCGGGGTAGATGTCTTTGTATGCAACTGTACTACTACCAATAACACCCTTCATGTTTGCTGAACGGCCCACGAGTAAACATCCCGCTGTGTGCTCGTCCGTGTTTCCTATGTGAATCAAGATGTATTCAAAGTTTGGTACGTCTCTTACCCATAACATACCCTTGTGCATGTTTGGAAACTTGTCGCTGTAGCGACTGTGGTGGCCACCTACCTTTCTCAAGGTGATTCTGTAGCGACCTGCAGGGATTCTTGTTTCACCCATTACCTTTTCGGTACGGTGTTCGTCTTCTAAGGTGAAGCAAAGGAACTTTCTTTCCTCACCTACTTCTCTATACAGCGATCCGATAGTGAAATCATCAGCGCTATACATTCTTATTACTTTTAATTCCATAACGACAAAGGTAGTATATTTGCAATATGAGTTTAATTAAGTTATACAACAACGGACAATACTACAAGTGCTCAGACAAGAATACTGTGCACTCGTATGTAGAAGGGTATTACACGCATGAGTTCAAGAACCCAGAGCGTGTAGAAAGAATTTTAGAAATAGGCGTTTGGACAGGCGGGAGTATGCTTCTTTGGAGCGATTGGTTCCCAAATGCACAGGTCATTGGGTTTGACAACAACCCACATGCCATCGACCAGGCTGAAAAGACCAGGAAGAAGTGGTATAGGAACAACGACTACAGTAGAGTTCTTATGAGATTAAGAGATGCGTACACATTGGATACAGTGGCGCGCATAGAAGATGACTCTTGTGACTACATTATAGACGATGGCCCACATACATTGGATTCAATGAAGTACGCTATCAGGCATTATTTAAAGAAGGTAAAGCCAGGAGGCAAACTTATCATTGAAGATGTGCAGTCTATTAGTTGGTTTGACGAGTTAGAAGATGTTTCTGAGGAAGTAGAGGATCTGGTAGAGGGTTGTAAGAGAGTTGTTCTGGATACCGACTACCGATACGACGACTTAATATTTGAGATAACAAGGAAATGAATTACAACACTACAGACCCGAAAAAGAAAAAGAAGAAAAAGTACGCGGTTAGAGGCACCCCTGTAGAAGAGTTGCCAGAAGGGCGTGTCACTCCTTACGAGAAAACAATCTTTGATTTCTTCAAGAGAAAAAAGAAAAAGAAAAAATGAAACTAAAGAAGACCAATAAGTCAGTAAAGGTTCCTGCACCAAAGGGATACCACTGGATGACAGAGGGCGGACGTCACTTCTTAATGAAAGGAGACTACAAACCACACAAGGGAGCATCACCAGAAGCGCCTTTCCGTTTAGTTACCCACGACAAAGGGGAGCCAAACAAGGCTATGGATGCGGCTCGTAAGGCGAAACGCTAAAAGGTTCTTCACCTCTCATCTTTCTGTGCATGCGTGCAACCATTAACCTTCCCTTCTGAGAGAGTGCATAGCGTACTCTGTAGTTGTATTTGGTTTCATCTCTAAAGAAATGGTCTTCCATTGCGTTACTCGGAGTAAGTTTATCGAAGTGCTTGTATATGTATTCCTTTTTTAGCAAAGGATAGATAATACGGTCACCTATCTTGTGTGGACTCTTGTTCATTGCATTGGCCACATACTGCATTGTCCAGAATTCCAGATCATACACAAACAAGAGGAACTCTAACTCAGCCTTGCCTAAGTCGTAATTCTCTTTAGCGTCTATATACAGGTAATGCAAGTTCTTTAGTACATTGTCTTGTATGTATCTCTTGTCTATTTTAGAGAACTCTCTAAACTTTTTCTTTCGGCTTACAGTACTTTTAGGCATATCTGTATCTTTGTTTTTGTAAAAGTAATAATATGGCATCACTTAGCGGAAATAAAATTAAGGACACGTTCACCACGCTTCTCAAGTTAGAATCATCTACCGTCAGCGGTACAGAACAGGTGGTAGAAGACGGAGCAGGAAACGATACGGCTTTAAAATTATCAACAGGAACTGTAGAGACTACAGGCGATTTAAAGATATCAGGAACACCAGGCACTACTACATCTGATGTAAAGGCATTAATGTTAAGCACTTCTGGGGTGGTAGTAACCAGAGATTTGAATGCAAACCCAATAGGAACAGCAAGTGTTGTAGGTATTGCACCAATTTCAGCAACAGGGAGTAATGTTGCTCTTGCAGACGCGGGAACACTTCCTCAAAAAACAACCCCTGCTAATAATGATAAGTATTTGTTGTGGGATGAGGCTAACAGTCAATACAAGTATATAGACCATGACGACCTAAGTACGTCTGTTGCAAATTCTGTATCTGCGTTCCAACCGCAATCCTTAGTAGCAAAACCAACTTCTACAGGAGATATAGTCGTATCAAATACAGTGCTTACACCAATAGTGTTCACAGAAATAGTGGGAGACTCTGGAGCAACAGGAGCAACCAGTCAAGCAACCTCATCTGTGATGTTTGGTCAAAACACAAACAATATATTAGGTTTTGGAACGGTAACTGATTTCGGAGACTGTATCGAGCCATTAATAGAAGAAGCAGGGTACTACAGAATAACTGCTGTGGTTTCTTTAGAAGGTGGAGGGAACCACAATGTTGACTTACGTATTTACGAGGCGGTTTCAGGAACATATTTAGCGCAAGGAATCAGGTCTACACAAAACGAAATCAGATATGTAGCAGAGTTTTCTGCGCTGTATTACTACAACTACCCCACTGTAACCACAGCAAGGTTTCAGTTAGTGGCTCAATCATCAACCACAGGGGATGTTATAAAGGGATTAGACACATTCTTTGAGGTTAAATACTTAGGTCAAAACATAACATTCTAATGACCGATAAAGAAAGAGCAGAGTTTTTTCATCAGATCCGTTTAAAATTAGACGAGATAGAAGACATCATGGACGAGATGGGCGGGAGAGAAAACTTTATTTCTTTATGGTGCTTTGGTACTTTTATCCCATCGGAGGACGAAGCCAATGAACGATACGATGTTATGACTGGAATGCACATGTCGGTCGAAGAAGAGTTCGACTTAATGGCGAGCATGGTCACAAAATGTTTTAATGAATATATAGATAACCCAGACGACGATACCGATACAGGTAAAATAGATTACTGGTTAAATAAATAAAATGGAACTCATTAGAAAAATCATTATCGGGCAAAACCCGAAGGATGCCATGGCTTATTATGTAGGCCAGAGAGCAGGGGACTCAGTTATTGATTCAATTATACTTGACGAAAGGTGTTTTGTGAAACACGGAATTCGTCGCTATCTTGTGTACATCTACAATAAGGATCAAGGCATTATGCTTTGGAAAACTATAGATGATATGCCAGTATTAATTGAACATGATTGCGACTTTGAATGAAATCACTAAGACATTTTCTCGTACGTGTCCCTAATACCACAAGGGATACATTCACATTGGGAGACAAAGAATTGTATCTCGATACCAAGTGGGATGAATTCGCTCACCGAACAATGGAGGGCGAAGTAGTAGCCACACCTGCTAAATACAAAACAGAAGTTAAAGTAGGAGACACCCTGTATTTTCATCACCACGTTGTCCTTGGTGGCAACCACATGATGATGAATGATGAAACAAATCAATTAGAAGAAACCAAGAAGCGTGGTCAATTCATAGACCCAGACGACGACATATACGTTGCCGTCTACGATGGAGCAATAGACCCGTTCTCTGTACAGGCTTATGCATTCAAATGTAAAGACACGGGAAATATTCGTTTGATAGCAGACTGGGTGTTTATTCAACCTGAAGAAGAGGTGGAAGAAAAAGAAGAGGAAACTGAGATTATGGTTGGAAATCAAATAATCTACATGATTCCTTCAAAGAAAGAACCAGAGGAAAAGAAAGGTTATATTAAATGGAGTTCACCAAAATTAGACGAACTTGGATTAAAGCCTGGGGACAAGGTTTTAATTAGAAAAAGCGCCGACTATGAAATGAAAATAGAAGGCGAGAAACTATGGAGAACTATTATTACTTCAATTCATGGCAAAATCGAAGAAGTACAATAACATCGCTACAGCGGAAAGGTTAATGGAGTCTATGCAGATTGCTATAGAGAACATGATTCAAGAAATACAGAAGCCTGTAGATCAGGAACTCAGTGGCTCGCAACGAAAAGCAGAACTACAATCCATAAAACAAACCGCTGTAGATGCAAAAGACTTAATTGTTGAAAGAGAAAGACTTGCCCAACTTATCAAGGGACTTAAACAAAACGGAGAAATCAAAGAAGAAAGAGAATATTCGGGAGGATTTGCAGAGCAATTCTCAAAGTAATCAAATTTTTATTTATTGGGATTATTAAATGGCAGGACTGGTAGAGATAGAAGAAGAAATTACAATAAACATTTGCCACGATAATACCTCTGGTGAAGTTGAATTGTATTTCGACTTGCCTATTCAGTTACCAAAGAAGCCTGCTAAAAAGAATATTCTGTTTTACGACAAGCCCAAAGCAGAACAGTGTTGGGAAAGAACAGAACTCCCTGAAGAGTTACGAAGAATTCGCTCTATGGAAGAGTGGATGGAAATGCCAGAAGCATTTAGAAAGAAGTACACAGGGTATATTTCAGAGGAATTTAAAAGAAGAAGAAATGGAGTATGGTTCTACAACAACGGGGTGCCCACTTATATCACGGGAAACCACTACTTTTTCTTACAATGGTCAAAGATTGATATTGGATATCCATCGTACCTTGACTTTCAAAGGAAACTTTTCGTACACCTTGAAGCCTGTGTAGTAGACCCTCGCTGTATTGGACAGATATACGTTAAGTGTAGACGATCTGGATACACCAACATGTCTGCAACAGTGCTTGTAAACGAGGGCTCACAGGTAAAAGAGAAACTCCTCGGCATTATGTCTAAGACAGGATCCGATGCACAAGAGAATATCTTTATGAAAAAGGTGGTGCCTATCTATAAGTCGCTGCCGTTCTTCTTTAAACCGATACAAGACGGTACAACCAACCCCCGTATGGAGTTGGCATTTAGAGAACCCTCTAAAAGAATCACCAAGAACAATAAAACATCTTCAAGGGGAGAGGCTCTTAATACCATTATCAACTGGAAAAACACCACGAACAATGCGTACGATGGAGAAAAGGTGCATCGCTTGTATATGGACGAGGCAGGTAAGTGGGAGAAAGGAAACGATATACGTGAAGCCTGGAGGATACAGCGAACCTGTTTGCTTGTAGGTAGAAAGATTGTAGGAAAAGCACTTGTTGGAAGTACAGTAAACCCTTTGGACAGAGGGGGAACTCAGTATAGAGAGATGTATTACAGCAGCAATGTAAACGAAAGAAACGAAAACGGAAGAACAAAGAGCGGGTTGTATGGGGTATTCATTCCTGCATACGAAGCGCTTGAAGGATTCTTTGATTCTTACGGAATGCCTGTTATTGATGACCCTGAAAACCCTGTAATAGGAATTGAAGGAGAGCAAATCACTATGGGCGCAAAGACGTATCTAAAGAACGAAAGAAAAGGATTAAGTGGAGACTCTTATGAACTTAACGAGGTTATTCGTCAGTTTCCTTTCACGGAAGCAGAAGCATTTAGAGATAGCGCTAAAGCCTCTTTGTTTAACGTGCAGAAGATATACGAACAGATAGAATACAACCAAGACCTATATCCTTCCCCTGTAGTTGTGGGGAATTTTAACTGGGCAAACGGAGTGCAAGACACAGAGGTTGTGTTTAGTCCAGATCCCAACGGAAGGTGGCGTGTAGCATGGATGCCGCCCGTTGAACTTAGAAACAAAACAAAACCAGAGAACGATTGGCTTGGGTGTGCAGGTGTTGATAGTTACGATATTGACGCAACTGTAGACGGTCGTGGCTCGAAAGGTGCGTGTCACTTCTACAACAAATTCAATATGGCTCACCCGTCACTCATGTTTGTTGCAGAGTACGCATCACGTCCACCATTGGCTAAGATATTCTACGAAGACATATTGATGGCCGCTAAGTTTTATGGCTATCCTGTGTTGATTGAAAACAACAAGTATGGAATAGCAAGGTACTTTGAATCAAGGAATTACAGCCACTTTCTTTTAGACAGACCCGCCCACCTTACCTCAACGTACGGGACAAAAACAAAAACTAAAGGTATACCTTCAAATTCTCAGGACGTGATACAAGCGCACGCACAGGCAATTGAGGCGTACATACATGCACACATAGGACTTAATGAAGAGTCTCTCGAGTTTGGTAAGATGTATTTTGAAAGGACACTTGAGGATTGGATTAACTTTAAGATTGATGACCGTACAAGATATGACCTTACCATATCCAGTGGTCTGGCATTGCTTGCTGCTCAGGGTAATAAAGTTGAAAAACCTAAAATAGATTTTAACAACAAGAAATTCTTCAGAAAGGGTCGGATAATTTTAAGGTAATAATAATCGGTATATTTGCAATTGTAGCAATCTTGAGTATGAACACAGAATATAAAAACGGACAGTCTTCATTTCCAGATCCTTTAGCATCAACTAAAGAGAAGATGTGTCAACCTTACGGCCTGCAATACGCCAAGGCAATGTACGCTCAATGGATTGGTAGTGATTATCAAAACTCTTTATACGGAAGAAGAAACGCGGAGTTCGAGAGATGTAGAGATTACGCTCAAGGAACTCAAGACACTTCAATCTATAGACAAATACTAAACTCTCTTGACCCGAACAACGGCGACGGCACACTATTAACTTTAGATTACACGCCTGTTCCCATAGTTCCTAAGTTTGTTAAGATTGTAGTAAACAAAATTCTATCAAGAAAACCCTACCCTCAATTAGAGGCTATTGATCCGCTGTCAAGAACAGAGAAGGATAAAAAGAAAAACTCTACAATATTGCGTATTGAGAATCGTGATATGATACAGGAGGCAAAATCCCTTGGTCTTAATGTAAAGGAAGACCCAGACAGTTTGCCAGAAACACCAGAGGAAACTGAAATATTCTTAGACACAAATATTAAGACAGACGCAGAGGTCGCTGCTCAGATTGCAACAGAGATGACCTTAAAGTGGAACGACTTCTCTGACGCTATATACCGCAGGTGTGTTGAAGACATTACAACATTAGGAATGGGTGTTGCTAAAAGAAGCAACGACCCAAACTACGGAATCAAAGAAGAATACGTAGACCCTAAGCGGTTCTTGCATAACTTTACTGAAGACCCGAACTTTACAGACCTGACATACGCAGGACATTTTAAATACATGACCATCATGGAGTTGAAGCGTATTGCAGGTAATCAGTTTACCGAAGAGCAGTACAAGGAGATTGCTAAGACGGTAATGAACAAGTATGGGAACAATCCAACACAGTTCTCTACAACAGGGTCGACATACGATAGACCAGGAACAAGATACCGACAAGGGTACGATGAGTATAAGATAGAGGTGCTTGACTTTGAGTTTATGTCGGTAGACGATATCATCTACGAGAAGAAAGAATCAGCGTACGGTAATATTGGGTTTTACTACAAGGGCAATGAATACAACGCTCCTCAAAACTCTGTATACGACAGAGAGGCGGTGTACATGAAAAACGCAACAGTCTACGGCGGCTGTTATATTGTAGGTACGGAACACCTGTTTAATTACGGCCCTAAGAAAAACATACCTAAAAACGTACACGATATTTCACGTGCGCGTTTATCATACAGCATTGTAGCCACAAACATCCGTGGAATGATTCCAAAGTCAATGGTATCCACAGTGATTGGGTTTGCGGATATGCTCCAGATCACCCACTTAAAACTTCAACAGTCTATTGCTAAAGCAAAACCAGACGGTCTTATCATAGATATCGAAGGCTTGGAGAACGTACAACTCGGAAGAGGAGGAGAACTTGAGCCTTTAGAGATTCAAGACATATACGAACAAACAGGTATATTCTACTACCGTAGTAAAAATCCAGAGGGTGGTTTTCAAAACCCACCTGTTCGGGAAATAGGAAATAGAATCAGGAACATTCAAGAGTTGGTTTCTTTATATAACCACTACTTAAGAATGATTCGTGACGCTACAGGTATCAATGAAGTTATGGACGGCACTACACCTAAAGGCGAAGCCCTTGTTGGTGTGAATCAAATGGCCATACAAGCAGGTAACAATGCGATATACGATATAACAAACGCAGCGTTAGTGCTTTACAAAAAGGTTTGCGACGACATCGTGAGGTGTGTACAAGTGATTCCACCAGACAGTGTTCTATACAAGGCATACACAAACGCTGTAGGGGAAACCAATATGGCAGTACTGTCTTCTTTCGATAACCTTGCGATGTACAATTTTGGCGTAATGGTTGTTACAGAAATGAACGATCAGGACAAACAATACCTTGAGCAAAACATTCAGATTGCACTTGGCCAAAAAGAAATAGACCTTGAGGATGCTATTGCTATTCGTCAATTAAAAGATGTAGACCAGGCGGAAAGATTACTGGTTGTTCGTAGAAAGAAACGAATCAAACAAATGCAAGAGCAGGCGCAACAGCAGGCTCAGATAACCGCTCAAGTGAATGCGCAACAAACACAAGTTTCTACACAAATGGAAATGCAGAAGAAACAAATGGATGCGCAGATAGAAGCACAGCGGATTCAAATGGAAGCGCAAGCAAAAGCGCAACTGATGCAACTTGAATACCAGTTCAAGATAGAGATAGAAAAACTTAAAGGAGAGTACGGCGTAGTAGAGCAACAGATAGAAAGCGGAAACAGAATGGCTGCAGAGCAAGAATCTGAAAACAGAAAAGACCAACGCATCAACAAACAAGCATTGGCTCAAAGTAAGTTGATTGCACAACGCCAGGGAGACAGACCCCCGCTCAGTGAAGATATAGTAACCAACTTAACCATAGATTAAAATGTCGTGTTCATCTTGTTCAACAAGCGCATGCACTTGTGGCAATGCAACCAACGTAAACCTTAATACAGCGTCACAGGTAAATGTATGCTGTAGGAGAGGAGACACGTTTAAACTTGTCGCAAACATTAAAGACTCTGACGGAACCGAATTAGACCTAACCTTGTACACCTACAAGATGGAGGTTCGTGAATACGATGGTGGCCCAGTTGTTATTGCCGATACAGACATAGATATTACAGGAACATCAAGCGGTGTACTCACAATAGAGATACCTGCTGCCGACATGGCTGTGGATTCAGGAACATACGTTTATGGATTACAAACAACATTGATTGCTACAGGATTTGTAGACACTTGGTTGTATGGTTCTTTTGAAGTTGTTCAAGATATTGTTCAGTAATAATGTATGAGAGCGCATGTCTATAACCGTAAACGTAACAGAAGGAAACAAGGTAACTGTCCATAGACAAGATCCTATAAGTGTATCGCTGAACACCACTGTAAACAACGAGGTGACTATTCAGAAAACACCCCCTGTTTCCATAACTGTCAACAGACAAGAAGGCTCTAAAATAAACATCACACAACAAGCCAACGTATCCGTAGGCATACAGCGGCAGGATCCTATATCTATTTCAATAGACGAACCAGGCAAGTCTTCTTCAGTAACCACATGGGGCAGTATTGGGGGTACAATAACCAATCAAACAGACCTTGTAAACTACATCACAAGCAGGTTACCCGATGTTCCGTTTGAAACAGTTTCGGATATAGTAAATGCCTTAAACAATTTAGATGAGTTTAGGCTTCAATCAAGCGTAGATTTTCGACCTGCAAACTTTGGTATTGGTGACGAGGCAAATGAATACACATTTCCTTCTCCATTAACCGCATCAGAAAAGTACGGTTATTTCTTGTTCTCAGATAGCAATGGTGTTTTGCAATGGAAGTTGTTTCCATTAGATTTTATAACAGGCTTTGATGAAGGCGCAAAAGTAGATGGAGGTACATTTTAAGACATGGCAGTTAAGGTAATAGCAAAGCGTGGTACGGCATCACAAATAGAGTCAGCATTAGCCTCGGTGCAAGCATCAGGTGAAATTGCATTCGCAACAGACACTAAAGACTTTTACGTTAGTGACGGTACGCAGTTTAACAAGATTGGTAAAGACGAACTATCGCAGTTTAGTGAAATATCTGTGGTGTCTAACATAGACACTTGGCATTTAAGCGATACAAACAGACTTGACCTAAGCCCTCCCGAAGCAAACCCAACAGGTATAACATTTAAACCCGATGGGACGAAAGCATTTGTATTAGGTTATAGCCTCAACAGGGTACAGATGTATGACTTGTCAACTGCTTGGGATTTAACAACAGCAGGTAGCCCAACTCAAAGCGAGTACCTTGTTCAAAACAATTTAGGTAGCACACAGGAAGATTTCTTTATTGACTCAAGTGGTACACGAATGTATGTGTTATCAAGAAGTTCGGATAGTGTCGGTCAGTTTACATTGAATACCGCTTGGGATATTTCGGACATCACATTTGTGCAGGACGTACATATGAACTCTACAAGTCTTAGCGGAGGAGTAGCGGGATTTGTTACGGGTGAAGGCAACCCAATGGGGATGACGTTTAAACCCGATGGTACTATAATGTATCTTGTAGGTTACACTACAGATGATGTTTTTCAAATACCTCTCTCTACTGCTTGGGATATATCTACACATGGCACAATAACATCGGTTGATGTTTCTATAGAAGGAACGCCAAATGCTGTTCAGTTTAATAATGACGGTACAGTAATGTACATCATGGGTTATAGCACTGATGCAATCCTTCAATATAATTTATCAACCGCTTGGGACGTAACCACTGCTTCTTTTGTTAAAAGAACAACTCCATTCATTAGAATTTTAGACGGAACAGGTACAGGCTTTTACTACAATGAAACTGAGCAAAAAGCATTTGTATGTGGTAGAGCCTCTGACTTTGCTTATGAGGTAATTATATCCGAGGCACTAAGATTTAGTGACCCCGTATCCGCTGAGGTGCTTCAAGGAGACAGGGTTATAGCAAATGAGTTAATGACGGGGTATACAGGCAAAAATGATTTTTTTAATTCAATCTATAGCCACTCTCACTTTCAAACTTTTAGTACAGCATATTTAGGATACAATTCGGGTGCGCAGAATGTCAGAGTAGGAAATACTGTTTACGGAAATTTTAGATTTCATGTGTTTCAAGGGAATTACATAGATGCAGGTTTTATAAGCAACCCTACAGGCGCATTACCGAACATTAGATTTTTTAACCCTTATATTGGAGGCGTTGGCGTATTTTCTATTGGTAAAACACATAATACAAATACAACTTATTTACTTGGAGGTGTTACAGATATTGAATCTGAAGCGGATACATTTGACCACAAAGGTGAAATCACATTAGGCGGTGAACTAAAAGTTACAGGAAATCAACCACTCAAATACAAAGACCCGAACCTGTACACGCAGGGTACTCAAATTGTATTAGACAACTTTAACGAAACAACGCAGACTACGCTTGATAACCACACTCCCGACACAGGTAGTGGATACACGAATGTGTACATTTCAAATAGTATTTCTTTTCCAACACATTTGCCAATTATTGAGGCAAATAATGGATTTCTAAGACCCGCTGTAAGCAATTCTAATGACGGCTATAGGTTCGTTAACGATACAACTATTAGCACCGCTAACTATGAAGCAAGGGCAGTTATTAGAAAACAATCAAGTAGTGACGACCCGTTTGTTTTATTTGTAAAATACATTGATGAGGACAACTACTTTGCAATGCACTTTGCGGCAAACTATAGTTATTGTACACCAATATCAGTTGTTGCAGGTACGTATACCCAACACGGAGCATTGTATTACTACGCTAACACTTCAACTGCCGATGATGTAAATTTCGAAGTAGCACTAAGGGTTGTAGGTAATAATGTCCACTTGTTCTACGAAGGTAGGTATAGAGGTAGTAGAGAGGTAAACATTACAGGCATAGGTAAAGCGGGTATTGGATTTGGTAGGTCTAATAATTCTATACTTACAAGTTACGATTTAACCACTAACGCTCAAATATCCAAGTTTGAAATTTACGAACTACCCGATAGTTTATTTGACGGGAGTGACTCTGTTCATTATATAGAGAATGGTGGTTTAGGTATCGGAACTACAAGTATTGGCACAGCGAAAGTGGTCATTGACCACACCAACACTAAGATGTTGGAACTCAAAAGAAATGGCGCTACAAAAGCAAGGTTTATTGCAGATAGCAATAATGGTCAATTAGATTTATATGATTCAAGCACCGTAAACAGTGTAAGATTATTATCAAGTGGTGTATCCTATTTGAATGGGGGTAACGTAGGTATTGGTACAACGAGTCCCGATGTTGAACTTGAAGTAGAAGGGACTATAAAAGCGTCAACGCATGGAGACGGGCTTGTTTTAGGTAGTCCTACTACACCTAAACATAAATTAGGAGTATACGGTAATAATGATTTACTGTTTAAAGCCCCAAATAATACTGTTACAATGGTGATAACAGCGGGGGCTGAAATAGGCATTGGTACTACTAATCCAAGCAGAAAATTACATATATACGAACCTCTTATAAATGAGCCTTTATTAATTGAATCTGGGGATGCAGGTGCTTATATAGAGGCTAAAGATTCAGATACCACAACTACACCGCTTTTTGGAGCGAGAGGAAATAATTTTGTTGTTCGCACTAATGGTAATGAATCAATGCGTATTGACCCATCAGGTAGGGTAGGTGTAGGCGTAACAAATCCAAGCCGAGCCTTGCACGTATTAACAACAGGTTGGAACGGAATATTATCAGAATCGAGTACAACTAACGGGGCTATAATTAGAATAAAAAACACCCAAAGAGAATTTGAGTTAAGTTCTCGTAGCGATTCTTTTCAAATAAGAGACATAACCGATAGCGATACGAATAGATTTATAATTAACTCATCAGGCAATGTAGGTATTGGGACAACAAGTCCTACTGATAAATTAGATGTTAGCGGTAATTTAAAACTTGTTAATACTCAAGATTATATCAAGTTTGCTAACGACTTTGTGACTATAAAGAGAGACGGGGCAAACTTTATGTCTCTTAATTCTTATGCAGGATTTAAGTTTTATGATACTCAAGCGAGTTCTGAACGTATGCGTATTACCTCTAATGGCAACGTAGGTATTGGGACAACGTCACCATCTGAAAAACTACACATTGGTGGTGGCGGTAACATTCGTGTAGATGGAAGTGAAATATATATAACACAAGCATCATCTTCTCGTAGACCCGTTAGGCTACATCAAGCAGCATACAAAGGTGCTATAACTCTACAAAGAGATGGTGTAGATAACGTACATATAAGTTCCGATTTAGCGCAACAAGGTCATACTTATTTTAATGGTCTAAACACCAACGTAGGTATTGGTACTGCTACGCCTAATGCAAAACTGCATGTTTATAATACGGGGAATGGCGAGATTGAAGTCGAGAGAGCGTCTGGCGCGTTAGTAAACATTCAAGCGCAATCAGCCAAAGGGGTAATTGGGACTGACTCAAATCACACTTTCAGTTTAAAAACCAATTCAAGTGAAAGAGTAACAATCCTAAACAACGGCAACGTAGGTATTGGAACTACATCACCAAGTTCGCCATTAACAGTTGCAGGACGTGTTGATTTTCAAAATGATTTAAGACTTAGAGGAACAGATTCCGCTGCTAATCAAGGTGTAACAAGATTTTATGTAGATAGTAATAACAAGTTTCATATTGATACTGCTAACGATGGTAATAACCTATTTGTAATAGACTCAACAGGCAACGTAGGTATCGGTGCTACTAATCCACCTCACAAGGTGTCTTCTAAAGTATCAGCGGACGGAAATTATGCTTATTACGCTGCTAACTCTGTTGGGTCAAACAGAGGAGGTATCTACATAGATTCAAACGGTAATACAGAGTTAATACTTAGAACAGGTGTTGGGAATACTATTTCGCTAAAGGCTGACGGCAGCACATATTTTAATGGAGGCAATGTAGGTATTGGGACTACAAATCCAAGTGGTACTTTACATTCTTATAAGGCTACAGATAATTACGTTTATATAGAACGTGGTGGTGGTGCGGCATTAAAACTATTAGCAGCATCAAACAGAGCGGAGTTTGGCACAAGCAACAACCACCCGTTTAATATTACTACAAACAACCAAGTAGGTTTAACCCTTGATACTTCACAGAGAGTAGGTATTGGTACAACATCACCTGCTGCAAAATTAGATGTAGATGGTACAGGTAGGATAACAGATACTGTATATTTATCTACAAATGCAAATTCAAAAGTAGGTATAGGTACAACAAGTCCTACTGCAAAGTTAGATGTCATACATGCAGATGCAAATTTAGATACACTAAGATTAGGTCGTTCTGACAACTCAAGTTATTGGAGAGTTAACCATGCAGGTAATGACTTCCGTTTGTATAATAAAGACACTTCGGGAGCAGATATACTTCTTGGAGTAGATGCAGGGGGAAATATTGAAAATAATAAAGTAGGTATTGGTACGGCATTACCATCTGCTAAGTTAGATGTAGCGGGTGACGTAGCCACGACAGGTAATATAACCGTTACTAAAAGCAGTGCCTCGATAAAAGTAATAGAAACAGGAGGCGG